TGGACCGCCGTAAAGATGTTAACTTCAGAACTCTTGCTTCTGTTAAGAAACTATTAAAGAAGTTTGAAGATGCTGAGATTCATATCCACATGGCTCCAGGCAACCACGACAATTATTTCAAAAATGTGAATGATATTAATTCAGTAGACTTATTGTTTAGTGACTTTAAGAACATTACAGTGTATAATAAACCAACGGAACTTAAGTTGTTTCATGAAACTGTATTACTTGTGCCTTGGATAAGTACCGACCAAGAAGAAGAATTCATAACTACAATTAAGAAGTCTAATGCCGATCTTTGTATTGGTCATTTTGAGTTCTCTGGTTTTATGTTTATGCAAGGTGTTACAGCAGAGACTGGACAGAATACAGACTTTGTTAAACATTTCCGTACAGTACTTTCTGGTCACTACCACTCAAAATCAGTAAGAGATAATGTAACATATTTGGGTGCTCAGTATGATTTAACTTGGGCTGACTACGGAGAGAAGAAATACTTCCATGTCTATGATACAGCAACAAGTAAAGTTGAACCTGTGGAATATAAAGAGAAGATCTTCTTTAAGATCAAGTTTGATGAAAAACTATCATCAAAGAAACAAGTTGATGCAATTAACTATGCTCAATTTACTAATAAGATTATTAAAGTCTTGGTTGAATATAAGAATAACCAAACTTTATTTGATTACTTTTTGGAACTACTTTACCAAGCAAATCCACATGATGTTACTATTATTGATGAGCGAAATGAGTTTACACAAAGTGAGAAACGTGGTATAATAACTAATTCGACCAATGATATTATTAAGTCATTTGTTGATGATATTATACTAGAAGATATTGACAAAACAAAGCTTCTCAATATTGTAAATCAAATTTATGCAGAAGTGGAGGCTGATGATTAATTAATGCTAAACTTTAAATCTATAAAATTTAAGAACTTCCTGTCTTTTGGTCATGTTGAAACTACAATTCAACTAGACACTAATAAAAAGACTTTGATTGTTGGAAACTCTGGTTCAGGTAAGTCATCAATTATTATTGAATCTTTAACATATGCACTCTTTGGTAAGGCTTTTCGTAAAGTCAAAAAGGGTGAATTAGTTAATAAAGTCAATAATAAAGAATGTATTGTAACTTTGAATCTAGAAGTAAATAATGTACCTTATGTTATTATCCGAGGTATGAAACCTGATATCTTTGAAATCTATCAAGATGGTGTGTTTATCAACCAAGATCCTGCAGTACGAGATTATCAAGCATATCTAGAGACTCATATCTTAAAGATTAACTATAAGACATTCTGTCAGGTTTGTGCATTGGGTTATGCAAACTTTACACCATTCATGCAATTATCTTCTGGTGATAGACGAGCAATGGTTGATGAGATTCTTGGTACTCAAATCTTTATTAAGATGTTCCAAAAGACTAGAGATAAACTATCAGAACTTAAGAATGAAATATTGCTTATTGATAATAACATATCAAATGCAAAGTCAAATATTGAGTTACAGAAGTCAAATCTATCAAAGCTTAAAGAACATGAGAAAGAGAAAGAATCTGGTCTGTTAAAAGAAATTGAAGAACATAATTCTATTATTGAAGCACTTCAAGAGTCAATACTTGAGCTTCAAGAAGAAATTGGATCACTTCAATTAGAATTAGTTGGCTTTGATAAGTTAAAGTTCAGAGAAAAAGAAATCAGTAAAATGATTACTAAGTTCGAGTCAACCAAAACAGAACGCGAGAAGGTTGTTACATTCTTTAAGAACAACGATACATGTCCTACTTGCCAACAAGATATTAAAGAAGAACACAAGAATCCTGTGTTAGAGAAAATAACAGCAGATATCGATGAATTAGTAACCAATTTGAATAGTATCCACCGACTACAGTCGGATTGTGTTGAGAAAGTATCAAATCTGACTAAAATAAGTAATAGAATCAATGAGTTAGAAATGCAGATTTTCAAGAAAAACTCTGCGGTACAATCTGCAAATAAAGTCATTTCTTCAAAGAATAAAGAAATCAGTCAATTAACAACATCTGATAACTCTTTGAACACTGAAATCTTAAATACAATCTCGACTCTTCAGGAGTCTGTTACAAGCTTATTTGATAAGAAGTTAGAGATACAAGAACAAGGTAAATATCTTTCTGTTGCTCAAACTCTCTTTAAAGATGATGGGATTAGAGCTCAAATCATTAAAGAATATATACCTGTGTTAAATGAACTTATTAATCAGTATCTAGATACAATGAACTTTCCTATGAGAGTTGAATTAGATGAGCAATTCAATGAGCGAATTTTATCTAGGTTTAGAGATGAGATGTCATATTCAATGTTAAGTCAAGGTGAGCAATCTCGTGTATCTTTAGCAATGACACTAGCTTGGAGGAAGTTAGCTGAATTAAGAAATTCTGTGAGGATTAATATTCTATTATTAGATGAAATCTTAGACGCAACAATCTCTGCGGCTGACTTGGAATCTATTATTGGTTTACTAATGGAGATAGCAAAAGATACTTCACTTTTTGTCATATCTCATAAGCCGCAGGAACTTGTAAATTATGTAGACGACACAATAGTAGTAGAAAAACAAGGGAATTTTAGTCATATCAGTATGGGTAAATAGTACATTTAAATATACAAATTATGTTAAAATGGTTTACAACTTATATACTTTAATGTATAATATAATTCTAGTGCAAAAGCACAGCGAAACTATAAAAGGAAATAAAATGAAAACAGAATATAAACCATGCGAGTTCACATTTATATATAAAGGTGTGGATGGTGAATCTCTAACTAAGCACTTCCGTACTTCAGATGGTGCAACTTGGCAAGAACCACTTGCCGGCTTCCAAATGTTCTTATCTGGTATTGGCTACCAGTTTGAGGTAGGATCAGTGTTTGATCTTGTGTCGCCGGACGAAGATTGTAACTTTGATTGCACAACTTGTGATGAAGATCCACAAAAAGATCTTTTTATTGAACCGAAGGCAGACACAACTCCGTATTGGATAAGCCGCTTTGTAGATGAAGAATTAAATGATACATTCCGCAAGGAACAAGCATAATGGGTGTATTCGACGATTTAATGAAAAGTACAAAAAACGACTTGGGTGGATTAGCATCTAAGGGTGTTATCACAGGAGACTCAACTTCGTGGTTAGATACTGGTTCATATGCACTTAATGCTTTAATCTCTGGTAGCATTTACGGCGGCTTCCCAATGGGTAAAGTCTCTGGTCTAAATGCTCCACAGGCTGCAGGTAAAACATTCTTTCTATTGACCACAGTAAAAGAATTCTTAGACAAAAATCCAACAGGTGCTGTGTTCTATTTTGAATCAGAGTCTGCTGTGTCAAAGCAAATGTTGGAAGAACGTGGTATTGATACTAAACGTGTTTATGTTCTACCTGTAACAACAATTCAAGAGTTCCGTAATCAGGCAATTAAAATCTTAGATGGCTATAAAGCATCTGGCAAAACTCGTGAAGATAGACCTCCAATGATTATGTGTCTAGACTCATTAGGTATGCTTTCAACTAGTAAAGAAGTTGAAGATATTGCTGAAGGTAAAGATACTCGTGATATGACTCGTACTCAGTTAATCAAAGGTGCTTTCCGTGTGTTAACTCTTAAACTCGGTGAAGTTGATGTACCTTTAATCTTAACTAACCACGTTTATGCATCTATGGATATGTATTCACCTCCTGTTATCTCTGGTGGTTCTGGTATTCTTTATGCTGCATCAACATTGATTGGTCTTTCAAAACGTAAACTTAAAGAAGGCACAGAGCAAATTGGTAATGATATTCGTTGTACTTTATATAAGTCTAGATTTACTAAAGAAACTTCTCAAGTCTTTGTAGGTTTACATTATGATACTGGTCTTGACCGTTATCATGGACTATTAGATATTGCCGAAGCAACCGGTGTCTTTGTAAAAGATGGTACTCGTTTCAGTGTTAATGGCAAGAAAGTCTTTGGTACTACAATTGCTAAAAACCCAGAAGAATATTTTACTAAAGAAGTCTTGGATCTTATTGATTCAAAATGTAAGAAAGAATTCTGTTATGGGCAAGGTAAGACAGAAGAAACAATTGATGAAGTTCTTGGTAGAGCAGAAGCACCTATTGATGAGGAGACAGGTGAAATCTTAGAATAATATTCCTATGGTGGTTTACAGCCACCATAGTTTTTGTTATAATATTATTTTAAAGAGGTGTACATGGATTCTAAAATTATCTTTCATTCATTGTTGAATAACTCTGAATATTGTTCAAAAGTATCACCATTCCTAAAAGACGAGTATTTCAGTGATACTGTAGACAAAGCAATCTTAAAAATTATTACTGCTTATACAACTGCGTATAATGCAATACCAACTATTGATGTTATTAAATCAGCAGTTAAAGGTATGAGAGGTCTTACTCAATCAGACTTCGAACGATGTGGTGATTTAATTCAAGAGTTACAAGCAGAATATAAAGCACCAAGTATGCAATGGTTAGTTGAAGAAACTGAAAAGTTTTGTCAACATCAATCTGTATTTAATGCTGTAAGTCAGGCAGTTGGTATTCTTAATGATGACTCTACAATCCCAACTTCAGCAATTCCTGAGTTACTTAAAGAGGCATTAGCAGTATCATTTAATACAACTGTTGGTCATGATTATGAATTGAATGCAGCAGATCGTTATGAGAAGTTACATGAGCAAACAGCAAGACTTAAGTTTGATATTGATGCATTTAATAGTGTCTTTGCTGGTGGTGCAATCCGTAAAACATTAAATCTTTTTATGGGTGGTGCTGGTAGTGGTAAATCATTAATCAAGTCTCATATTGCAACTCACTTCTATAAACAAGGTTATAATGTTCTATATGTTACACTTGAATTAGCAGAAGAAAGAATTGGTGAGAGGTTTGATGCAAACTTATTTGGTGTTGATGTAATTGATATTCCTAACATATCATTAGAAGAATATCAAGACAATGTTGCAAAAGTAGCAAAGAAAACAAAAGGTGCAAAGTTATTCATTAAGGAATTTCCACCGGCAACAGTTACTCCTGCTCATATTAGAACTTTATTAAATGAATTAGAGTTAAAGAATGGTTTTAAATGTGATGTATTGATTGTTGATTACCTTAATCTATTGACTAGTTCAAGAGTTAAACCATCAGCAAACAATAACAGTTACACAATCATTAAATCTGTATGTGAAGAACTTAGGTCAGTAGCAGTAGAGAAGGATTTAGTTGTCTTTTCATCTACTCAGACTAACCGTGGTGGTTTGAATTCATCAGATGTTGATATGTCAAACATTAGTGAGTCATTAGGTATTGCTCATACTGCTGATAGTCTGATAGCAATTGTTCGGACTGAAGAGTTAGATGAGATGGGACAATTAATGTTCAAAGTATTAAAGACTCGATTTAGTGATAAGACTAATTGGAGATTCTTATGTGGTTTAAATCTTAACCAGATGAGACTAATAAATTTGACAGGTTCTGCAAGTACAGCAATTAGGCAAGAAACACAGAGGTTGGAATCGATTGCAAATGAAACTAAGCCGGCATTTGTAAAAGAGAAACGTAGTAATCACGGCATTCAAGTATAATTTTAATGGAGAATATTATGGTAGATGAAGTACAAGTTGAAAAAGTAGTTGATGTTGAGGAAGAAGTTGTAGCACCAAAAGAATTGACATTCAGCGTAACAATTGAAGAAGCTAATGTCATTCTTGGTGGACTTGGTGAGTTACCTGCTAAAATTAGTATGGGTTTAATTCAGAAGTTGCAACAACAAGCACAACCGCAGTTGTAAACTGAAAAGCCCCAATTAAGGGGCTTTTCTTTTAGTTCTTTTTAGTTACAATTTTATATGGGTGATATTCAATTTCACCACCATCATCTGGTTTAATATGAACACCTGTTTGGCCTACTCTTGTTACAGTTCCTGATCTTGCTTTATGACCACCAGGATAGTCTTTCTCTTTTGATGTATCAGCAATAACTTTATCACCAACTTTCAATTTAGTATCTGGCATTGGTCTATCTTTAGACTCAACTAGATCTTTAATTTTCATTTTGTTTCAGCTTTGTAAGTGGTTGTGGTTTTACCATTAATACTGGATCAACCTTAAGGATTAGTTGCTCTTTCTTTGTGTAAGAAGGATTACAAGCAGTTAATAGACAAATAGTTAATAATGCTAAAATAAGTTTCATTGTAGTCAACTTAAGAGATATGAATTTCGTGAGTTTTACGAGTCGGATTAAATGTAGTTACATAAGTTAAGCCAGCATTTTTTACTGTAAGATTATTGTATTCTGCTGGAGACCTATTATGATCAAGTCCTGCATTCTTATGTATACCATCTACTACATTAGCAGAAGTAATTGTTTCAAATCCATTAGTAAGTATTGTTGCACTACCATCTGAATTATATTTTGCTTTACTTATACCTTTACCATGTTTAGTTAATGCTTTAGCTTTAACATGTGCTTCAGAAGATGCATTAAAATTTGCTGCTTCTAAAATAAGTTCTTTAATTTTCATTTTAGTACGCCGTATCAAACTTATCAAATTCTTCTGGACTTAATTGTTGTTTCGCTTTAGCAAATAATCTGTCAGCTAATTCAGTTCTTTTCTTACTTAATTCTCTTGACAAACCACGTTCTTTAACGTGTTGAGCAACAACAGCATCAAGTTCTTTCTTAAGTTCCATATCACCTAAGAATTCAGCACCGGCAGCAAGTGCTTCACTATGAAAATTATCAGAAGTCATCTGTTTAATTTTCTTTATTGTCATTTTGCCTTCGAATAAGTCTTTAATTTTCATATTAGTCTTTCCTGATTTGATAAGTTATTATATCACAACTAATCTTTATTGTAAACAATTATCTAAATTGCTTCCACACTTCATCATAGAGCGCACTTCCGCCTACAACAGTCTCTTTACCAGTTTCTAAATCTTTAAGTGTAATTTTACCCCATTTTGCTTCAGCTCTTTTACCAAAACCCACAGCAACAACAGTTTTACCTTTATAGGTAAATCCTGTTTTATCCTTTAATCTCAATCCATATTCAAACATATCAATAATTTCCTCGAGATCATCATCAGCCCATGATTCTGTAAATAAGTCTTTAATTTTCATTTTATTTTCCTTTTATTAGTTTACTAATGCTTCTTGTTTAACTTGGAACTCTCGTACAACATTTTGAAGTGTTTCTAATTGTTCTTTTACTTCGTTGTATTTTGTGTAATTGATTGAAGTTGTTTGAGCAACCTCAGATAATTTTACACCAGAGTCAACACCATAGTTAGTTGGAATGTCTTTTAATTTATCAAATGTCAAACCTTCTGCTGCTTTATTATGTAGATCAACAAAACCAACTGGAACTACACATCTTGAATCAGCATCTTTATTCACATATTCTGTTACAATAGTAGTAGGTCCTTCTATCATTTTAGTGATATACTTATATTCCGTTTGCTTGATAATAAACGGTTTAAGTAGGTCAGCTGTAGATTGATCAAGTAGTGCTTGAGTAGTGTTAACTGTAGAAATCCACTCTGCTTTCTCTTTTTCATACTTCAATTCCATGGCTGCTTTGCCATCATTTCTACCATAAAAATAAACACCAATTAATAGTGCTAATACAATTGCAATTTGAATTGCATATTTTTGAATGTTGCCCCAAAATTTTACTAAAAATAACATTTAAATCTCCTAAGTTGCAAAATATGTTTCTTGTGCCCAATGAATACCAGATGAGTCAACAATAACCTCAACCTCTGGTTCAAAATAACCACCAGTTCTTCCTATTGTGAGCATATCTTCTTCGAATGTATCAGCAACAGTTTTATAGATGTCTCTAATATTTCTATCTAATAATTCTTTAAAGTATGTTTGAGATACAACCCAACCTAGCAAACATAGACTCATAACTGAGTCATCATGGAACCCATCTTCTGCTTGGAATGTATCACCTTTACGGATAAACACAGAAAGTTCTTCAATGGTTGTATAATCATATAACTCTAGTTTTTGTTCTTCTACTAGGTTCTTTAAACCAGAACAACCGATCTTTTTAGTTGTCTTAGTTGTTCTCAATCCAGGCATACGCTGATTTGAATTACCAAATTCTAGTTTAATACCTTTATTACCAGCAGATGAACAGAACAACACACCTTCATATTCTAGATCATAGAAGAGTGTATTTGCAACTGCTTGTCCCATTGACTGAATTTCGATAAGCACAAATGCTTCATTATATTTCTTTGCAATCTGATATATAATATCTGCTAATACTAATGGACTTGTCTTGTTATCATAAAAGATTGCAGTTTGCTTGTATGGGTATTCTGTAATATCAATCACATTGATTGCTGTATTATCGCCACCAACACCTTCAGAGATATCTGCAACAACTATATACTTATGATTTTCAATTGGTTCAACATAGATCTTAAACTTATCTAATTCTTTTATAGGAGATTTAAATGCTAAAAGCTTCATGAACTTAGGTGAGATCAGAGATCCTGATGAACCCATAAACTCGCAGCAGAACTCTTGTTCCCAAGAATCTTCGCCAATATTTGCAATAGTCTTTTGTCTGAACTCTTCACCTCTACCAGGAACATCATTCCAAAAGATCTCAATAGGTTTAAATTCAGAACGACCTTCTGATGCTTCAATCCAGAACTTATAGAAATGATTCATACCTTTAGGTGTTGAAGTCATGATTACTTTTGTATTCTTACCAGAAGAAATTGTAGGGTAAACAGATTCAAAGAACTCCATAGCTTGATTTGGGGGTAAGAATGCAAACTCATCTAGATATAATAATGAAACTGATTTACCACGAATAGCAGAACCTGATGATGCTGCTGATAGAACTACACAACCATTTGAAAGTTCAATAGTACCTTTATTCCATTCAACAACACCTTGTTGCAACCAGAATGGAAGTCCTTCAAATGAGATCTTAATACGATTTAGAATCTCACGTGCTGCAGCCGCCTTATTAGCTAATACTGCAGCAGTCTTATGCTCATTGAATAGGATATACCATAGTATGTAAGTAGCCGCAGTCTGAGTCTTACCACATTGTCTTGGTAGTTTACCAATATTAAAACGATTATCATTAAAAGAATGAATCATCTTAATTTGGAAATCCCACATATCAAAGCCAATTAAGCCTTCATCTACATGGACAATCTTTACATAGTGTTTAGCAAAGTAAACTGGATCTGCAATACACTTCTTAATCTCTTCAATCTGCCATGGAGTATATTCTATTACTTGACCAGCAGCTTTAAGTTGTTGGTTACCTTGGTAAACGCGAACATTAGGATAGGCATTATTAACTGCCATTTTTAAGAGCCTTGATCAAGTCTTCACTCGTTGTAAAGATCGCGTTGTTGATATTACCTACACTTGGTGTAGATATTTCTTTTGTTTGTACTTTTTGTTTTGCACTATGCATCTTAACTAATGAATCAGCAATGTCTGCTAATGTCTTTGCCGTAGCACTTACAACTTCAAACGCTCTTGGATTCTCTGAGATCTTTGCAATATCAACTAACTCATCAAATGCATCTTCAGTCTTAGTAAGAACTCTTGAGAGTCTC